AAGAAACCCAAGCGAAGAACGCGAGTTACACCATAGATCCAAATCTTGGTAAGTTTCTCGAATTCGTCGATCCTTCCAATATGGAAGCTCCTCCTGCAACTCATTGGGCTCACTTGTCAGCTCCTGGAGCCGTTTTTTCTTCGATGAAGAAGAGCAGCGAGTTCTTGATGAAGAAGTTGGACAAGGCGCGGGTTTCTGTCCATAAGAAAGATGGAACTGTACTTGCGTATGCTTACTTCTGGAACGCTTCCACAGTCATACTCGGGCACCACTATGCGAGAGCTGCTAACCACTTTATGTGGAATGGACAAAAAATCTTTCCAGATTTGTCCACCATGCAGAGGGTGGCTCCAGGCAGTGACACAGTCGTTGTTTCGGTGTGTGTCGTCGCGAATGTTTTTTCGATCTCGCAGTACTGGAATGAATCGCAGTATGTTGGAAACTCATTGACAGCTGAACTTCGCCGTGGCAATTCAGAAGTCGTGAAGATTCGTGATATTGGTACGGGCACAATTCGTCGTGACCACCTCACGACTCCGAGTTACAGCGGGACGTTTGTTGGAAAAGTCACGGAAAACGGGGATTGTGGAAATCTTTGGGTGACCAAAAACGCTCGAGGTGAAGCTGTGATTCTCGGAATCCACATGCTCTTGTCTCGAGGGAAAGGAATTTCATGCGCAGCTTTTGAACGTTTTACAAAGGATGAGATTGAATCTGCCGTATCGCAACTTCCTGCCAGTTTTCAGGCAATCATTCCAATTTTCGGTGCCACCGAATTCGAAGCGGGTCCACTCCACCCGAAATCTAAGTTTAGATTTATTGACGGAGACATAGGGATTGCGGTTCTCGGAACAAACAAACTTGAGCAAGGTTTTTCACAAGGTCCTTCAAAGATCACTGTGTCTGACCCCGCGTTGCTCGACTTGTTTAAACCTGCAGCAGTCATTCCTGATCTACCAAAAATGGTGAAGGAATACGAAGGTGTTTGGTATGACACGTACAAACACAAACTCGGTCAGTTGGATCGTCCCATAGGCGATGCAGATCTTTCTGTGTTGACAAAATCAATAGGTGACTACTTTGAACCGGGTTTGAGGGTTAAGATAAAACCTCTGAGTCTTGAGCAAGCCGTTTTCGGAATCCCCGGAACAGCTTATCGTGCGATTAACTGGACGACGTCCTCGGGGACAAATCCATGCACGCGGAGGGACCTGATGGGAAAGGAAGGTATTGACCTTGATCTCAAAACCAGGATTGAAGACATCATGAGAATGGTGTTGAATGAAAACTTTCCAGTTTTTGTCTCAAAGTGGTCGTTGAAAGATGAGGTAATCAAACCTTTGAAAAATGACACAGCCAAGTACCGTGTTTTCATGGTTACTGAGCTGGAACACTTGCTTCTTTCTCGAATGTTCTTGTTGCCAGTCATTGAGGCCATGTATTCAGACCTGGATACGTGGGAAATGCGTGGACATTTCAATGCTACTTCTCCCCAATTTCGCGAAATGTTTCTTAGATTGAAGAAATTTTCAGATTACGTTTTACTGGGAGATTTCAGCGGGATGGATTCATCCCTCAAGGCAACCATTCTCCACCTCGTCAGTGTTGAAGTCCAAAAACTCGTTTTGGACGCTGGATACAC